TTACCACCTCATCGCCCCGAATGTGAACATAGTCGCCATCGTTTAGCCCGCCGCCACCGGTTCCGCCGCCGCCAACCGCTGTAATCCACTGCATTAAAATTGACAGATATGGTGTGAGGCTGTCGGTGCGCTGCGCAATTTCCATTACTACTTTTACCGGCCATACTTTTAAGGCCTGCCCGGGGGCAAGCTCAACCGTTAGGGATGTTACAATATCCTGATTGGCAAGCATGAGCAGGAACATGCCTTCCACGGCTTTGTATTCCTGAATGGCGAGGTCAATGAGGGACTGGCCACTTTTCACCGTTATTATTTTAGCTGTCATGGTCGGCATCTAATGTTAATTGAGCGCTGGTGATCTTTATTTTACGCAACTTCAAATTATCCTTTTTGAATTGAAACCTGATTTCAGCGTTCAGGTGGTCGTTGTCCTCGCCAAGCAAATATTCAGGAAGGCCAACACCATTTTCGGGTGCACTTCTTATGTCACCTGGTGATGCAAGCAGCAGCAAGGCAACCTGTTGATTAAGGCAGTCGCCAATAACGAAGTCGCCACCGTCAATAAGCAGGTCGTAATCTTCATCAAGCAATATATCGCGCTTTATAATCACTTTAAAAGGGCTTTAAAATCGGTTTTAAACTTATTTACAAGGGTAAGCGTGTCGGGTGTAATTGTTCCGCTGGGCGCATTGGGTGCCAAAACGGCAACCTTCAGCGAAGTAAGAATAGTGGCAATTGATTCAAAAAGGCTCTTCAGGCTTACCCGGCCTGAGCTTATATCGACTTTGCCGGTGGTTGCGTCCAGCTCCAGAACTAATCCGTCAAGGTCAAACTTGATAAATTCGGGCTCATCAACTTTAACCAGGCACAGATCGCGGAGCTTTCCATTGCTCAGGTCTATTACTGTTACCATGCTGCCTTTAGCAGGCTTAATGGTGTATTTGCCCTCAGCTCCAATACTGAAAAGCTTAACGCCTGATATCTCAAAATCGGCCAGTTTTACTGTGCATTCAGTTCTGGAAACTGATATAACTTCAGCTGTGAAAACCGATGCTTCAGGAGCTCCGACAATCTTTTGAATTGCTTCTCTTATTTCCCTGGCTCCGGTCATAACTTTTTCCCAATTTTAACAATTCGTGATCCTCCGGATGACGAGAATTTTACAACCACCTCAAGCGCGTAATAGTCGCCTGATTTGTACTCATAATCGACATCCGAAAGGGATACTTTATAACCGGCATCACAAAAAGGAATAAGCCATCCGGTAAACGATCCGGAGTAGCCGGTGTAGCTTTTTACCTTCAGCTGCTCATTAGCCAGATTGCGAAGGGTAGCGCGGTCGCTAACGCCATTAATTTTAATTGTTACCGAGTCGCCGCCTTTTTCTCCTACTACCTCCCTTATAACTTTGCCATCTATGCCTTTGCCCTCAACGGTAACCTCAACCTTGCGGTCTTCTGATTTCATATACTCAAGATCGCTGCTTTCAATATTCTCCTGGAACGAATAAACGGCTTGGCCAAATATTTGGGAGTATTGCGGATGCACATGCAGAACATTACCTTTAAGGTAAATATTTGCTTTGGTTTCTTCCTGAATTTTCTTCAGCACCTGGTAAGCCGTTTCGCCTTTGATAATGTACTTATCATATTTGAAGGAGTAATCACACTCGAGAGTAATGTTTGAGCCGGCCAGGATATATTTCAAAATATCCGACACGTCGGGGTTCTTCAGCTCCTTATCGGGTACGGCTTTTTTAAGCAGGAAAAGAGAGTCTTCGCAATGCAGCCTTATGCTTCCATCGTCGGTGGATATCCTGTCAAGGTAACCCTCAAATTCATTCTCCAGCTTATTGTTATAGCCTAGTTGTATAATTACTTCATCGGATCGCTTTATTAAATCTTCTACTTCAATCGCGCGGTTAAAACAAGAACCTGGCAAAACTATTACGGCGGTATCACTCAATTTCTCAACCGAGCGAGTAACTTCAACACTATCGAGCATTGTAAGCCGATACTGTCCAATAGTAATAATCCAGTTCATGTCAAACATTACTTTTCGATTAGGAGGTTATAAACGTCATCAGAGTAGGCCTTAATTTGAAAAGCCTGGTTATTAACGCCGGCAGTTGCGGGTAGGTCATAAGTGTCAATTGCTATTGAGTCAATACCACGGTTATTGATTAAAGTACACTCGACGCGGATTGAAATTGGAAGCTCACAAAATTCCCTCAGCTTATCAACCTCTACCGGGTAGATGTCTTCATTTGAAATGAATACGCCTGAAATAGTAATTTCAACATCATCAGTTGTAAACCTCTCTTTTATTGTTCCGCGCTTTTTACCCTTTGCTATGGCGCGGCGTGTGATAATATTTCTGAAGCTAAAGGAAATAAACGGGTCAATAGGAAATGTAAAGGACTCGAAACCCTGAACATGAAAAGTCAAAGGAAACTGCCTTGTAACAACCAGGCTCCCGGTTGACTGGCCGGAAAGCTCAAGGGATGAATTACCGGAGTTGTTAATGATAACAACCTTATCCTTGAACAGGATAGGAGGCAGATTAAAACCCGGCGCAATTACTTTTGTGGTGTCCATTAGTTTGTACTGTAAGCACTGTTTAAAACTCTCACCATGATTTCCGTTAATTTGCGCTCAGCGTCTTCAGCGCTTTCCTTTAGCCCACCTTCAAAAACCAATTTTTCAACCATGTTTTTGAAGCTTATATGGATTTCGGTATTACGTGTGCCGCCTGAGGTAATATTACCGGTTGCCTCTGGTATAACGCCACCAGCCGGAGCCGCAGAACCGGCAGGATTAATTTCAGAACCGGGCACACCGGGTGTCGTTATTTTTGCGGCCTGGCTTCCGGATGCGGTTACCTTTTTATCTGCAACCTGCTTAACGCCATCCTGATAGGCGGCACCGATTTTCACGCCAGCATCTTTAGCGCTTCCAATTGCTTTTTTAACAGCATCGGCACCCACCAGATCACCCACCGCATTTTTTGCAGAATCCCAGGCGCCGGCAAAGTCGCCTTTGAATAGTTTCACCAGGGCACTTCCTATTCCGGCAATTCCGCTCAGCAGCCCTTTGATTCTGTCTATTACAAAATCCTTGAGTATTGAGCCGAATTGTTTAATGGTTTCCCAGGCTGCAAGTATTGCGCCCCGGAACCATCCTATTTTTTGCCAGGCTAATACCAAAACGGCGACAAGAGCCACAATTCCGGCCACTATCCATACTATCGGGTTCATGGCCAGTGCAGCATTTAAAAGCCATGTGGCCCCGGTTAAAACGGTTGTGGAGGCTGTTGTAATGACATCCCACATTGCTTTCATTTTTTGCGCGCTGGTTACAAATGCAATTCCCTGGGCGAGTGCTGACATTAATGGGATCATTTGCGATACCGGCACCAGCGTTTGCATCATAACTTCCATGTATGGAAGCATTGACCCGGTTACGTTAAAAAGTGATATTCTGAAGTTGTCAGCCTTAGCCCTAACCCGCTCAAGCATCTCCGCTTTGCTGGCCATGATGATGTTCGCCTGTTCGGTTGCCGAATTGGTGCCTTGAATCTGTTTTGTCCAGGCTTCCATTTGATCGATACCGGCTATGAGAGCTGTACCGGCATTGGCATTTTCGCGGCCAAATATTTCACCGATCAAAGCAGTATCATTCATAACCGGTTGAAGCATACGCAGGCGGTCGGCAAATGTTTTGCTTTTATCTCCAAGCCCAACGATGTCGACGCCGGCGGCTTTGAGTGCATCGGCAGTTTTTTTAGGCATGAAACGGCCCTGGCTTAAAATGCTGAGTGCATTCCTGATTGCCACGCCGCCTTCAGCTCCTTTTTTGCCCGCCTTGTCAAGAACCTGAATACCGGCATTTAATTCGGCAAAAGATACGCCCGCCATCTTAGCGGCCATACCTGAATTTTCAAGCGCCGCCTTTATCGCGGGTAGCTCAGCGCTTCCGACTTTAGCAGCCGCCGACATGATATTCATCATTTCGGCCATTTTCCGGCTGGCCTCGGTAGGATCAGCCAGGGAAACCTGGTATTGATTCATCGCGGTTGTTAGCACCTCTGTAGCTGCAACGGCATCGTTATCCATTGTCTTGGACAACTTTGCAACTGAGTCGCCCATTGATGCGAGAGCGCTGGGCACGTTTGCGATTTCAGGACCTAACTGCGAAAGTATAAGCTTGTAGCTTTCCACACTTTTTGCGGCACTGCCTCCAAATGTGGTTGATGCTTTACGGGCGCTGGCTTCAATCTCATTGAGCTTATCAGCACCGAGGCCGGTAATTGCCTCCAGCTCAGCCATTGACTTATTAAAGTCAAGGCCGGGTTTTGCCCCGGCCATAAGTGACTGATTCAGCCCCTGTATAGACTGAGAAAGTTGATTAAATACAATGATCTTACCTGATAGGCCGGCAAACAGTTTGGACGCGGTTCCCGTGGCCTTGTTAAGCCCGTCTACCTTACCAGTGATCTTAGCCGCTGTATCAGCAGCGTTACCAGTAAAAGTAATTACGTATTTAACCTGTTCGTCCATTTGTATTGTGAAGTTTACCTCTTGTTATTTGCTTCCCTCTCCTTTTTCCTGATCCATTCAAGCTCCCGGAATTTCATTGCCCATTGATCATCGCTGAGACTGTCAGGATCGGGTATGTGCATGTAGTATGAAAGCTGGGCATTGATCACACGCACATACTCCGATTCTGATACTCCCGCAGCCTCTACAGCTTTACCAGTTCGGCTTCTTTAACTTCGATGAGTTCGCCCAGTACAGCTGACACGCCAAAAAACAGTGCGTCATCTGTCTTGATTTCCTCAGAGCCTCCGAGCCAGCAGTTATTCAACAGCACCTCGTTAAACTTCACCGGGTCTTTTGTGCCAACGGAGCTGGCGAATGACAAAGTCCTGCGATCTGGTTTTTTCAAATAGCCAATATGGCCGTCAACTGTTACTGCCCTTACATCGCCATGAGCTTTCTTCCAGGCTTCGATTTGTTCAGGCGTGGCCTGTCCTTTATATTCTGGCATTTTAATTAGGGTTTTTGGTTTTCAATGCGAAGGCAAATAAACGGAAGCGTAACCTCCATGAACTTGTCTCCTTGTTTCAGTTCCTTTGCATCCTCGGTAAATTCAATACCGCGGAGCTTGTCAACGATGAGTACATCACCGTTGGATGGATTGCCGTAACAGGCAACGCCATCAAGGCGAAGGCCAAGTATGCTGCCACCGCCGGCGGCGCGAAGTGTCTCCAGCTCGCTCTGAAGGCAGGTAATTTCACCTTCATGGCTGATGTTGCCTTTTTGGATGTGCTGGGGCTGATTGCCCTTGCCATACACGGGCTCCTTTTCCTGCTTTGAGCTGTACTTTAAACCGCGGAAACCGGTTAAATCCCTGCCACCAATGGCAAGGGTCAGGTCTGCAAATTCGTATTGTCTTGAATCAAACATTTGTGTGTCTCCTTACTGGCTAATGGTTTTAAAACCGAGTTCAACATCTAAGTATCTGTTATAGCCGAAAGGCTTTATACGAAGTCCAACTTTCAGGTTGCCGGTTGATACGATATTCTGAGTTGTATCAACGATGCATTGCACGCCGGTATCGTTTTGGTTAGCCGGGTCATTGCCCAACTCGTTGTTTGATGTCATGCTCGAGACAATTGCATTTTCTACCAGAGTCTCCAGGCTTTTTGCATAAGCAACGCTTACCTGTCCGGCATCGTTAATAGGAATCTCCTCAAGCAGCTCGCTCAGGCAGGCATCATATGCAAGCCTGTAGGCTTTATCAACTGTGCGGCGGGCTGTGATGTGGTTATAATCATCAGTCGGCAGGGTAGCGAGTGGATCATCGCTGAAGAAATAACCGGCGCGGTTGATGTGCGTGCGCATTGTAATGTATCCTTTGTCATGAACGCTTGTAACATCGGCGGTCTCAACTTTAACGGCTCCCATGTATGCATGAGAAAGCGTAACGACCGGGCCGTCTTTTACGCGGCCAATATTCCGCTGAACGGGGATGGAAGCCAGGCGACCGGCAAGGATACCAATAGC